TGGGCTGCACGTAGTATTCAAAAAGTTTTTGAACATTTAAAACTACCTTTTGAAAAAACTGCAAAAACTGGTGCGCCTTCATTTACAAAAAATTTCCTTTCTAATCATGAGCATCCTGTAATTCAAATGATAGCAGAAGCTAGAAAAATAAACAAGGTTAATACAACTTTTATTGATACAATTTTAAGACACGAACATAATGGTAGAATTCATGCAGAGATAAATCAAATTAGATCTGATGATGGAGGAACAGTTACAGGTAGATTTAGTTATTCAAATCCTAATTTACAACAGATTCCTGCTAAAGATCCTAATACAGGTTCACTAATAAGAGGTTTATTTTTACCTGAAGAAGGTTGTAAGTGGGGTACGTTTGATTATTCGCAACAGGAACCAAGACTAGTTACAGAATATGCATTAAGATTTGGACTAGCCTCAGTTAACAAAATTGCTGATGCGTACGACAGTAATCCTAAAGCAGACTTTCATCAAACTGTTGCAGACATGGCAAAAATTCCAAGATCACAAGCTAAAGTAATTAACCTTGGTTTATTTTATGGAATGGGTAAAGCTAAATTAGAAGCAGAGCTTGGTGTATCAAAAGATAAAGCTAAAGAATTGTTTGATACTTATCATGCTAAGGTTCCATTTGTAAAACAATTAACAAATCAATTAATGAGTGCTGCTCAAAAACAAGGTAGAATTAAAACTATATTAAATAGAAAATGCAGGTTTCCAAAATACGAACCTATATTAAAAGGTAACGATTGGGGAAAATTTGTTCCTGCACAAGATCATGAAAGAATGTTAGAACTTCAAGCTATGGGCCCTTACATGAAAGACGAAGAAGGAGAATTTATAATTGATAAAGATGGCAATAAACAAAAAAATTATTGGCATGAAAACGGTCACCGTAGAGCATTTACATACAAAGCTCTTAATAAATTAATTCAAGGATCAGCTGCAGACATGACAAAGAAAGCAATGTTAGAACTGTATAAAGAAGGTATCACTCCACATATACAGATACACGATGAACTTGATATATCTATTGCAGATGATTTAGAAGCTGCAAAGATAAAAGAAATAATGGAGAAAGCAGTTGATTTACAAATTCCCAATAAGGTAGACTATGAATCTGGACCTAATTGGGGCAGCATAAAATAATGAGAATCTTAACGATTCATGATTCCCATAATGCTTCCATTTGCGAAGTAGAAAATAACAAGATTATTTATTTCCAAGAAGCAGAAAGATTAAACAGAATAAAGAAAAGTCACAACTGGGAAATATTACTAGAAAAATATAAAAATAAAAAATTTAATGAAATTATTTTTGTATTTGCTCATGGACCTCAAGGTTACAATAATAATTACAATAGTAATACTGAACAGATAATTAAAAATGTATTTAACTTTTTTAATATTACGTATGATACTTTTTCTGTAAAAACAGGGCATCATTTTTTTCATGCATGTGCTAGTTTTTATAACTCAGGTTATGATAATTCATATTGTTTGATTATAGATGGACGAGGATTAAGAGACAAAGAAGACAATGCAGAGATAGTTTCTCTATATTATTTTAATAAAAATAAATATAAAAAAATTTTTCAAGTATTTTCTTCTACTAAAGATTATGTTAAAGGTAAAAATATTTATTTAAATACTTTGAGCATAGGATTATTATTTGAATTTGCTGCAGAAATATATAATTACAAAGAACCTGGTTCAATAATGGGTAAGTCTTGTTTTGAAAACTATACAGAATTTCCAAAAATTTATAACACTAAATTTAATCATTTTGTTTTTACTCAAAGTGATTTGTTTAATTTAATAAAAAGTGAAAATACATTAGGATGTTACGTGGTTCAAAAAAATTCAGAAGATATTGTATTAAAGTATGTAAAAAATATTATCAAAGATAAAAAAAGAAATCTTTGTGTATCAGGTGGAGTCTTTCAAAACACTGTAATAAATTCTAAAATATTAGATATCTGCCCTAACTTATATGTTGATCCATTTTCAGATGATAGTGGAATCTCTGTAGGTGCAGCTCTTTGGAAAATAAATACAAATAAATTTATAAAAAATAAAATAAATAATTTATTTTTAGGAGATCCTCCTGACTATTCTTTAATAAACACGTTGCCTCAAGAACAAATAAAATCTGTAACATATGAAGATGTTGCAGAGCTTATAAATAAAAAAAATATTGTAGCCATATATCAAGGTAGAAATGAATTAGGAAAAAGAGCATTAGGTAATAGATCGTTTTTGTATGATCCTAGGGATCGAAATGGAAAAGATGTTTTAAATCGGTTAAAAAATAGAGAATGGTTTAGACCTACAGCTGGAACTGTGTTATATGAACATGCTAAAGAATGGTTTGATTTAAAATCAAAAGAAGAAACTCCATTTATGTCTTATGTATGCAATGTTAAACAAAAAGAAATACCAGGAATAACTCATGTTGATAATACTTGTAGAATTCAGACATTAAAAAAAGAACAAAATTTTCATTATTATAATTTAATAAATGAGTTTTATAGAAAAACAAATGTGCCTATATTACTAAATACTTCTTTTAATTTAGCAGGGGAGCCTCTAGTAAACAGTGTAGATGATGCAATAAGTGCTTTGACAGATGTACGTAAATTATTTAAATATATATACTTTCCAGAGATTGGAAAATTATACTGTAAATAAGGAGAAAAAATGTCTTACTTAAATGCAAATATTCCTGTACAATACGCGCAAATAAAAAAGGAGTATTTATATGACCTTAAAAAACATCATGGAGAAGTTAGTGACTGCATTATCTTTGGTCTTAGCTCTATGGGGGGCCGCGCTATCTTATGGCACGCACTTATGGAAAACGGCGCAATCTTTTATCGCCTCCCTCTTAGCGCGTTTATTCAACGTGGTTTCAAAAGAGAAAACGTACCAGAGAGAAGACTTGATGAATTGGAGCTTTGGAATTCTTTTAGTTATTATCCTGCTGTTACTAGTTGGAATATTTTAAGCGCAGCATCCGGCAAATACATAGGAAAAGACAAGAAATGGCACCATGGGTCCTATCTATTTACAGTTGACTGGGCCCATCCGGATGGTAATATACTTGACTCTGATCATTCAGAGATACCACATGAACATAAGTGTGCTCACATAATTGCATTAGATGATGGTAATTATGCTGCCCAGCCAAACAACAGATGTATCTGGGATTTACCTTCTTTTACGGTCAAAGATGAAATACCTGATTGGAAGGTGCAGACTAACGAGTGGAATGTAGAAGACACTGGTAAATGGAAAACTGAAGACACGGATAAATTCTTCTACGAGATTGAGGAAAAGAAACATGATTAAAAAACCACAACCAAAAATTTGTGATTTATGTGGACACCTGTTAAGACGTCACGTTCATGAAGGTATTAACAAGTGTGCTCACTGTGATTGTAGTTTGAGTCAAGCACCAGGGAACAAATGGTGGGAAAAAATTATTAGTTGGTTAACATAATGATAGAGGTAGACAGGATGAACTATTACTTTACAGGCATATTGATTGTAATGTTAGTTACATTAGCCCTATGTGGAGGACCAAGTGTCCAATAAACCACTCAACATATCTGAAGAGGCCGCCGTGCAGATGCCGATGAAGACGGTTGCCAGTTTGATAATTATCGTGGCACTCGGCACGATGGGCTATTTTCAAATGGTAGAAAAACTAAATCAACACAGCACGAGATTAGAATTGATGGAGAAAGATCTAACAGAGAACACAGACTTTAGAATCAAATGGCCACGTGGACAACTAGGTTCATTGCCCGCAGATTCTGAGCAGTTCATGATGATTGAGGATCTTTATAAGACTACGGATAAACTTAACGCACATATCGAGTCAATGGCTTTAAACAAAGTAAACATAGAATTTTTAAGAAAACAAATGGATAAAGTTTTAGAAGACATAGAAAAACTAAAAGATGCTAATAGAGATATGAAATATAATGGAAATGGGGGACATCAATGATAGAGTCGATAGTGGCCCTTTTGATGTTTGTAAACGGAGAGATTAAGGAACACTTGGTGCAAAAAAACATGGCGGCATGCCTTCGCGGGAAGCGCCATGCGGAGAGACAGTTTAGTGAATCCGTAACCTACAAATGCTACAAGGGTAAAGCAAAGATAGAGTTGTATCAGGGAAGAAAATATATCAAAGCTTTGATCCTTGAATAAGAAAAAAAATCAAATGGCAAAAATGCTTCGCACACCACGCTTCAGGCAACTTGTAATTAAAAATAAAAAACGATATAATAGGAAGAGGAATAAAAATGAATCTGAGTCGTAATTTTACCCTTCAAGAATTAATTAAGTCAGATACGGCTATCAGGCTGGATATAAATAATAATCCAAACTCAGGCCAAATAGAAAAATTAAGATTACTTTGTGAAAATATTTTACAACCAGTACGTGACCATTTTGGCAGGGTCAAGGTGACTAGCGGGTTTCGTAGCGAGCAGCTGTGTATTAAGATAGGCAGCTCAGTTAATAGTCAACATGCTAAAGCCGAGGCGGCTGATTTCGAATGTATGGGCACAGATAATGCTGAATTAGCTGACTGGATCAACAAGAACTTGGACTATGATCAGTTAATATTAGAATTCTACGACCCAAGCGAACCAAATAGTGGGTGGATACACTGCAGCTATATACCTGAGGGTGGTAGAAAACAATTCTTACATGCATATAAATCAGAAGGTAAAACAAAATACAAACCTGTGATTGGAAAAGCTAAAGATTTAGTATGAGTATTATAGACAAAAAATCTATAGAAATGTTTAGAAAGATAGATACTGTACATGGTCATTGTGAAGAGTGCGGTGAAGAGGCAATTTTAGTAGCTATTGTTACTGATTACTATAGGTGCACAAATTGTGGAGCAGACACTAGACAACATGTCAATGGTAGTATAAGATATTTAAAACTAAGTGAAAGAGATAAAGAATTTATAAAACAAAATGAGTCGAACAATAAACTATAATTTTTATCATTGGGGTCCTTTTCTTTACCATACTACTTTAGAAAAAACAGAGTTAAATAAGATAAAAAAAGTTTGTAGTAAAAAATCAAAAGATTATAGAAAAAATTTAGCTGGTTTAATAAGACATGAACACGAGGTTGATGTTAAAAAATTGTTTCCTATAATTGCTCCTTATGTAGAAAGTTATGCGCAAGGTTACGCAAGTTACAGGTCTGAACCTATAGGTAAAAATATTGAATTAATATCTGCGTGGGTTAATTACATGATCAAAGGTGAATCTAATCCACTACATACACATGACGAAGATTTATCTTTTGTAATTTTTACTAAAATTCCAAAAAATTTAAGGGAAGAGTGTCTTAAAACAAAAGGAAACGGAAAACCAGGTATGATTAATTTTGTAATAGCTTTGCGTAATGATAATTCTTTTTTAGAAGAGCATAGTTTTTTTCCAGAAGAAGGTAGTTTTTTTATTTTTCCTGCTAGTTTGCACCATTATGTTAATGGCTTTCAATGTGAAGGAGAAAGAATATCTGTTTCAGGCAATCTTCAAATAACAAAGTTTCCAAAGAAAAAAATAGTGTGACTAAGATACCTATATTTCAAGATTCAATTATATTAGATCAATTGAATAACAAAGAACTTGATAAAAAAATTCTTGAAATTTTAAAAAAAGAAATGCAATCAAATTCAGGTGTAACTATATCTAATGAGGGAGGCTATCAAACCAACTCTGTGTATGATAAAACAATATGTGATACTATATTTAAAAAAGCTGTCGATTTACTTCTTAAAAATTATAATTTTAAAACTGCTAATTTTGAATTAGGAAATTTATGGATTAATCATAATAAGAAAGAAGATTTTAATAGTATACACACTCATCCTTGTTCTCATTTTTCTGGAGTATATTATTTACAAGTGCAGAATGATGGTGGTCAATTAGTTTTTTACAGAGGAGATACAAGCGTTCACATGGCAGGTATCAATGCATTTCTAGATAATGCTGACACAAGAGGAAATTATTATGTTCAACCTTTAAGCAATCAAATAATAATATTTCCTGCTCATTTATTACATATGGTTCACCCACATAAAAATAATAAAGCTAGAGTTTCTGTATCTTTTAATATACTACTAACTCATTTACAGAATGATAACAAAAATTAATACTGATATTCCTACTAGTGTAAATAAAGATATAATAAATAATTTATATCGAGCTACTGATTGGTTTTTTGGATCGGATAAAATTTTAAATATTAATATAAACAATAAAGACGCTGGATTTACATTAAACACCACAATGAATAATCATGATATTTTAAACACTTATGCTAAAGTTATTTATACCATGGTTGAAAAAGATACATTTATGAAATTTAAAAAAATAGATAGAATATATTGGAATTGGTATCATCCAGGTAGTGACATGAAATTTCATGAAGATGATTTACAAGATAATAAATTTTCAATTATATATAATTTACATGACAACGATGGCGGTACTGAATTTAAAATTAATAATGAAGTTAAGTTTTATAAATCAGAAGAGTCTACAGCGTTATTGTTTCCTAGCAAAATAGAACACAGAGGAGTGTCTCCTACAAAAGATCTTAATAGATTTTCTTTAAACATATTAATTGAAATATAATGGCTAAACAAAAATTCACACACTTCGTACCTAGAGATCCACCTAAAAAAAGAGGGCCTCGTCAACACAAGAAAAATCTTAACAAGCACGAGAAACGTCAGAAAAAATTAACACGCTACAAAGGCCAAGGGAAGTGAACACAGCTAATTTAAAATTAGAAAAATTTCATTTTGGTAAAAGCGTACAGAATCTTTTTACAATTAAAGAGTTAGAGTGTTTACTTAACTTAAGACCTTTTCTTAACAAAGAAAGATTGGTGTTGACTGAAAATAAAACATATTCTTGGTTTGGTTATTCATGGCAGACTGACAAAGATACCGTGCCAGCCTCTATTATTAAACAAATAATTAAAAAAGATGTAGCTTACATACGAGACGCTGGTAAGGCTAATGAAAAAATAAATAACATGTGTAAAGAATTAGAAATAATATTTAATAGACCTGTAGACTGTCACATATATTTTTCTTTTAAAAAAAATGTTGAGGGTTTTAAAAAACATAATGATCAAGCAGATAACTTTATTGTTTTATGTGAAGGCGAAATGAAAGTTGAAGTATGGTCTGATGAAGTGGTTACAAAAATAATGAAACCTGGTGACTATGTTTTTATACCTAAAAATATTGATCATAGAATAACTCCATTAACTGATAAAAGATTAAGTTGTAGCTTTCCTATCTTACAACACACAGCACCTTTTGATGAAAGAGAATGGTTAAGACTTTAAACTTGTTCGGACGATTCCGCTGCTTCCGGAACATAAGGACTACATACAAATCTAGGATACATTCTAGATCCATTTATTTGTTCTTCTGTCAATAATTCAGTGTTGTAAAACACCTCGAAAGATTGACCTAAACCATCTTTGATACAACTACTAAATGTAGTATGATTCATTTGATATGAATACATATCTTGAGTAACTGGTAGACAACTATTACCTATTCCAGTGCATATGTATATTGTTAATAAAAATTCCATTGACAGACCTTGTAAATAAATATAATAATCCTATATGATCTTATATAAAATGAAAGGATATACTAAATGACTGATATAAGCAAATATAAAAGTCTAGCTGTTGATCATACCTGCTATGGTAATATTGATAAGTTAGCAAAGGTTCTGGCACCAGGGGTCACTCTGTCTAGAGCACAAGTAATAAGAATGTTAGTAGAAGAGAAAGTGAAAAAACTAAATGGCAAACTTACAAAGTCTATTTCCAAAAGCCGTTAACGTTCTTGGAGAACAGAAAAATCCTATTCAATCTTTGTGGAGAAACGTATTAATCGTTGCTCTTGAAGACGCAATAGGTAAAGGTTTTAGATGTTACGGGATGTCTGATAGAAATTATTATAATTCAGCTCGTGCATATTTTACAGAACCTAATGCAGATTTTAAGGCGGTGTGTACATTTGCCGGCTTTGATCATGAATACATAAGAATGAAAGCAATAGAATACTTTAGAAAGGAAAAAAATGGCCGAACTAAGAGATGAACACTTTGAAGTGATAAGTAAAAATAAAGCAAGAGCACATGAACAACAAAAAGACATGAGAGATGAACTAGCTTTTTTTGTAATGAACTGCAGTCAATTTCACATGCAAGAACTTTATTCTGAAATGAAAAGAATGAAGAGGATGAAAAATGACAATCGAGGGTGATGGCCAAGAATACGAACTACTTAAAAAATGGGCTAAAGACTTTGATTGCCAAGGTTACTACAGCTGTGAGATCGGCGTTAGAAAAGGATTGGGCTCACAAATTATCATGGATAACGTTCGTAACAGTTATATGCATGTGGGTGTGGATCCATATTCCGAGATAAAATATCAACACTATGATAGGCACTTTACACAAGGTTGGCCTGAAGAATTTAGAGTTGATTTCTCAGCCGATTATACGGATCAAATGAGAGATACAATGTTGAAAGACTTGTATGATTATAGGAATAATGGTAAGTTTGTATTGGCCAATATGACAGACAAATTATTTATGTCTCATCCTGATTGGAATGAAAGAACTTACGCATTTGTTTTTCTTGACGGTCCGCACATGACCAAAGATGTTATTACTGAAGCTGTGTGGTTTGCTAATCGATCGGCACCTCACACCAGAATAGTAGTTGATGACACAGATAAAATGGAAACAAGTGTTGTTGCCTACGTTTTAACTTTTTTTGGTTTTAAAACAATAGAAATGGGAGATACAAAAATATGTTTGGAGAAAAAATAATGATCGTTTTAATGTTATTAACTTTAATGGTGGTAATACAATTATGACTTTAAGAAAAAAATGGGTTAACACAAAGTTGTTAACAAAAAGATGTAACAAATGTGAGAAAACTTTTCCACGAACGGATCAGTACTTCTACGTTAAAAAACCTAATAGCCAACAAACAAAAAAATATTATCCTTGGTGTATAACCTGTGAGAACAAAAGATGTGCCAAGTATAAATCAAAAACTAGAGAGAAAAATAGATTACAAAATATTAAATACAAAGAGACTGAACACGGTTACTTTAAAGAATTGTATAACGGTATTACAAAATCAAAGCATGGCTCTACTTTTAAATCTTACGAAGAATTCCTAGAATGCTGGGAAAAACAAAAAAAGAAATATGGTTTGAACTGTCCATATTTTCCTTGGATTCAAATGACTAGGATTAAAGGTAAAAAGAAACATACTAATACTAACATATCTAAAGATAGAATACTCTCTTCGATGCCGTACGGACCTAATAATATTATGTTTTGTTGTTGGAAAGCTAACAATATGAAGGGTGAGATAAGTCCGTATCTTGCGGCACGTTACTTAGAGTTTGTAAATGAATCTGAATATTGTAGAAAAGTAACTGAGTTTGAATTGTTTAAACTTAACCAAGATTACAACGATCGTTTTACAGGTGATGTAAATATCATTGCTTCTATAATTGAAGAAGCAAAACAAGAGATAGAACTACAGCACAAGTTTATAAGTAAATTAAGGGAGCTGGTGGATGCCGATAAAGTGGAACACTAAATATAATTATCTTGACCCTGTAAGAGTAGATGGGCCAGATGGTAGAGTGTATTCAGCTAAAGGAGAAAAATTGCCTTCAGTAACTACGATATTAAGCAAGACTCGCTCACCGGAGAAAGAAGAAAGTCTGGCAAGATGGAGGCATAAAGTTGGCAAAAATGAGGCAGATAAGATTAGAGACAATGCTGCAGCTAGAGGAACCATTATGCACAGAATCTTAGAAGGATATCTCAAAGGGGAAGGTCACATGGATATGACTGACCTTGGACAAGAGGCAGGTGTCATGGCTCAAAACTTGATCGATAGTGGCTTTAAGAACTCCATAGACGAGCTTTGGGGCATGGAAATGATGATGTACTACCCCGGGCTGTACGCGGGCGCCTGTGACATCGCTGGGGTCTATGAAGGTGAAGAGGCTATAATGGATTTTAAACAATCGAATAAGTTTAAAAAACGTGAATGGATTGACGATTATTTCATACAGACTGCGGCTTATGCCGTGGCTCACAACCATGTCTATGGCTCTAAGATAAACTCTGGGGTGATTCTAATTAGCGTGAAAGATGGAACTATATTGAAGTATGTGTCAAAAGGTAAGGAATTCCAAGGTTTTATGTTCGAATGGTTAAGAAGAGTTGACCAATACTACAAGAATCAGGCATCAGGAACCAGGGGGCCCATAGTAGTTTGAATTTGAAAATGATATTAAATATTTTTTTCAGCGTAGAGAGGGTGTTACAATGTGACAATGGCTTTAAACTGTTGATATTATTAAATAAAGTGCTGTTACAATGCTGTTACAATGTGTTTCACAGTGTTACAATGGTGAATTCCCTGCGCGAAAGAACCTTTTTACCTTTTTTAAAAAACTTGTTTTTCAAAATAAAAACTCTATGGTTGAGGCATGCCTAAAAAGAAATCAAGAAGTATAAACACCTACACTAAACCTAAGACAGTGAAGGAGGCTGTACCATTTCCATATAAACGTGTGCGTATAGACTGGATTGATATTATCACCGAGGGAGGCTGGGGTTCTGAACGTGAGTTTAAGAATATGAAATTAGCAACACCTGTAAGTGAAGGCTGGCTATTTAGTAAAGACAAAGAGACTGTAAGAATCTTTGCTGGTTATGACATTGATGACGATGGTTCTATTCATTTCTCTGAACGTTCTGTTTTTCCAACCTCATGTGTGAAGAAGATAACTAAAATTCATTAAGTGATAAAAATAATAGACAATTTCTTTGACGAAGACGTCTTAAAGAAAGTTCAACATCATATAACTAATAATATATATTACACTCCTAAATGGTTTGAGGGAGAGCCTAAAACAAAAGAAACTCATTACGGAGACAGATTTTTTTTAAATGATGACCCTGAGTTAAGAGATACTTTTGTTAATCAAGCAGAAAATAAATTTAAAATAAAAATTAAAAAATTAAATTTTAATTCTGGAATTGATTTAAGAAATTTAGATCATTTTAAACCTCATATAGATGATAAACAAGGCGTTATAAATATTTTAGTAATGTTGTATGGACCTATAGCTATTGAAAATGGAACAGTTTTTTATCATGTTGATAAGGATACATGTCTAGATATTCATGTAGGTTTTAGACCAAACCGAGCTGTTTTGTTTCCTTCCAATTGGGTGCATAGTCAACATGCTAGTAAAACCAAAGGTGTTAGAAGATATACTTCTACTCTTTTTGTAATGGATTATCAGGACGTTCTTTAGATGATTCTTGTTTGGATTTTACTTTGTCTTTCATTTCTTCAAACGGTACATCTTCTAATATTGGCGAGTAATCGTCAATTATTTGTTTCATTCTTGCTTCTAACTCTTCTGTTGTTAGGTCTTCTAATTTACCAGTCCGAATTATCTTCTGTTCTATGTAAAGTCCCGCAGCTTTTCCTCGTGCAACTTCAGCATTCACCGCTGCTGACCATGCTCCTTTATTAAGAGCCTGCTGTCTTATCTTACCTAATTCTGAAATATGTCTATCGTAAGTGACTTCATATTTTTTCTGCCACTCTTCTCTTAATTCACCAATGTATTTTACGACTAACGGATATAGTTTTGGATTTTGAAGTTTACTTGCATACTGTCTAGCATGTTCTTTTTCAAAACCTGCATCGATAGCACACTCAGTTGCTGTCTTCCTGCCTTCGTTCGTCACTATCTCGTGAGCGAATTTCATCTGTCTCTCTGTTAGTTTCTTTGGTACTCCCATTGAATATCCTGTTCCATTCTTCTCTGTACTTATTATTTGTAGGTCTTGATCTGCCATCCCATTTTTCCTTTTTCATACTTGATATTTAATACAACTTATTCTATAAATCAACCCATGTTTACCGGAAAGTTATTAAAACAGATCGTAGATAAATTCACTTCTTCACCAGCTGCTCAAGAGGCGAGGGTTCAAGTTGTACTTCCTAACGGGGAATTTTATGACATCGATGGCGTAAAGCTTTTACAAAATAAATTAGTAGGTGTTAGAGAATCTCATAGGCTAGTGTTTACAATTACTCCTGAGAAATGGAAGATGGGTAAAGTCATTAAAAAGCTGTGAAATTAGAATATTCAATTCCAGGCAAGCTTTGGTGGATTAAAAATTTTTTAAGTTATGATATGTACAAAGGCATACATAACGCCATTATCAAAGAAAGAGATAAGATAAATTTAAATACTGTAAAGGGTACTTGGAGTGATGGATTGATAAAAAATCTTATTCCTCCTTTAAGAACTGAAGTAAATAATTATCAACCTTTTGAACAACTTAAGATGTTAGTCAGACACAACGCTTTTTTTAAGATGGATAAATTAGAAAAGATGGCAACAATAATTCATTACATGAAACAAAATACTGGTATAAATTGGCATAATGATGATGGCTGGAAGTATGGAGCAACCTATTATTTAAACAATAGATGGAACAATCAGTTTGGTGGTGAGTTTATGTTTACTGATGAGAAAGGACATGGGTGGTTGCCAGTTGTAGGCAACAGTCTAGTTATCTTAAAATCTCCTGTAGTCCATAAAGTTAATCCTGTCTTGAGTCCGATCATGCCTAGAATTTCTGTGCAAATATTTATGAAATAGTTTGACAATATAAAATCATGTAGTATTGAAAATGAGCTTAACCCCAGAACGTAAATTATGGCATGAACTTAAAAAATATACTCCCAAAATATCGTGGACTAGGATTGAAAATACTGGCTCTTTCGGTACTCCCGATCTACTGGGCTATAATTCTCGTAGGCACTTTTTTACACTGGAACTAAAAGCTACAAAAACAAACAAGGTACGCTTCTCCCCACATCAATTTGCGTTTCATGTGAAACATCCTGACAATACATTTATTCTAGTTAAGGCCCTCTCCCTTAACCTTGTAAAACTTTATAAGGGGAAGGATATTATGGAGCTTGATGCTTGTGGCTTGAAGCTTGAGCCTTGCGCCACAGGGCTTGAGGCTTGTTACTTGTTGCTTGAGTCTTTGTAGCTTGAGGCTTGAGCCTCAGCTGCTTGTTGCTTGTCGCTTGAACCTTCTTGCTTGAGGCCCGGACCAGGCGAACGCTGATTCCCAGCCGTCGCCGGTTCTTTGCTAATTGCCTGATCCAGATTGGAAGAAGGTACCTTGAGCTGTGCCCGTGCTTCTTCCTTATTACGCTTGCGTAATTCTTTATAATATTTTGGATGCCTGAATTCCATCTTAATGTTTACCGTATGAAACAACTTTTACAGCAGGATCCCAACATTGTCTACAGTCACCGCAAGAATTATTTTGTGCAGGTGCTGGACATGTGGCGCCAGTTTCTACAACCATCGAAGAGTTAGGCCAGCTGTCGTTGCGCTGCCCAATCATGGGAGGGGAGAACCTGATCACCAAGTTGGCTGGTTTATTATCTAAATATTTTTTAATCCATGCTTCCCGCGTTGGCATCCAGTGCTTGACGTCCGGGGTCAACCTGCACACCTCATAAATCTTGTTGAGATGATCCAGGTCTTGCACATCCCCGGCATCATGCCATCTGAAATATTTCTGTCTTATTATCTGAGCGGCCATTGCCCGGGTCCATCCTTCAAGCTTGATTGCTGCAAGTCTTCTGTACTGTGCGATCTTAATTGCTTTGTATCTTGTATAGTTACCCTTTAAAGCGTAGCAGGCGCTGCAGACTGAGCCCTTAACCTTCCGAAGCTTGGATCCTGTTTTACACTCCCACGCTGGCAGGCTGTAACTCAGGCCAGGCATTTTACTTGTACGGGTCAGGCTGTCTGTAATCTTTCTTGCTTCTGTTACTTTCATAATTTAATCCTTTATTATCCTATACACTAATTGCTTGAGCTTGTCAAGTTGCTTGTGGCTTGCTGCTTGAAGCTTGAGCCTTGACCAGTGAGAGATCGAGGCCGGCGTGCTTTATTTTAATAGCCCGGGCAACAGGCCTGACACTGTATCCAGTGCTCTCACTGATCCCAGGCTACCGTCAAGCTCAACTGCGTACACCGGTCACATGAGGGTAGCCAGGGATCAGCGTCGGATTCAATGACACTTAAACAAAGGGGATTAGATCCTAATCCCACTAAAGGTGTTGTAGCAATTACTTAACTACATTACCGACTACTGATCCCAGGTCTGTCATTTAATGTTTGGAAATCTACTAGTACCATCCAACGCAAACGCCTTGCAAAGCGTACAACAGACCAGGGATCAGGCTAGACCTATGGCTCTAATTCCAAAGTAGTCTAGCTTTAACCCTACTTGCTTTTGTAGGTGCAAGTCCCCAGAATATTTATAGTTTATAGGGCCGATAAATATTCAAATGAGGGCCCGTTCAGTTAAAATGGTATAGAGTCCTCGTCCTCTATAATATTTAATTCTGTCTCAATTTTGTCAATCTCTTCTTTTATTTTAACTTGCAATTCTACCAAGGCGAGTTTCTTCGCCTGAAGTATTAATCTATCATGTATTTGTTCTGTTTTATTTTTTGTAATCATGTCCCAAGTATAATAGGATAATATGGCAGAAATAAGGCATATACAAAAATAAATATTTTTTTTTATCTTGACAATCCTAAATTATCCTATATAATAGGGGTGGGAGGTCGGGGATATAATATCCAAAGCACACCCAAAAAAACAATTTGACAGATTAATTATTATAGGATATATTAGGAGTATGTTTAACAAAACAGAAAGGCACAAATGCAAAAAGTAAGAATGAATACTGAACTACGTAATAAGTTGTTCAATAAAATAAAACACACTTTTGAAAATGAGAACACTCAAGAGAAAGAGGCATACTTACAGGCAAGAGAGCAAGTTGATTATGAATATAATATTGCACACAATCTTGCAAAAGAAGTTGTTGAGAGAGCATATCCACCAGAAGATGTTGCAGTATTAAGACAATTCAAAAAGAAGTATGGCAACCCTTGTGATGTTGTTGCAAAAGACAAATGTTTTTATTTTGCACATAACGAAGATACTGACGAGGACGGCGACACTAAAGAAACTTCATCACATTTTGATTTTGGTTTGTTTGGTAATCTAAATGGTAGCGAATATAGTGATGAGGGCAAAAAATTTGCGTTTGCATATTTTAGAGAAGAACTAAAAGCACAAGATTGCAACCCAGATATTTTTGCACAACAAGAGGGCAAAGATGATAACCCACACAAAACAAAACATGTTGACCAATGTACTAAAGAACTTGGATATAATGGAAACAGTTATCATAGTGATAGTAATTCTAGCAACAATATTGGTATGGCAAAAACTTTTGATGACCAATACTATCTTGATGTAATTGGAACTTCTTATTGTAGATCAAGAGCGATAGCCTGTACTAAAAATGAATACGAGTTGTTTGAAAGGTGGCGAATTGCAAAAGCAAATCTGGTATCAAAACATCAATCATGGATTGATACAATTACTAAACAATGCGATCAATTAAAAATTGGATTGAAAGCATACAGGTACTTGAGCGAGGGTATTGAACTCGCAACTGAACTTGGAATAGAACTTGATGAGGCCGAACTAATTAGAACTAATTCAACAGGTTTGACTATCTATAATCCGAGTAATTTAGCTAGTATGATTAAAGGTATGAAAAATAAAAATCAATCAAGAGAGGCGAAGATATTGGCTAGAAAAAAATATGAGGAAAGTGTAAATTAACTATTGACAGTATGGGAGTAATAGTATATACTCCCATACATAACAGAAAGGTAGAAATGCAAGAAAACACTAAATTTAAAATCACATACTATTCTAACAAGGATAAGAAACACATTACAAGAAATGGAACTTGGACAGACAAGTCAAAATATTGGACAAGTAAAGTAGGTGCAAAGCTGATGACATATTTTGATGATGACGCACAAGGTTATAGAACTGCTAAAGGCAGTTGGAAAGTGAGGTTTTAATGACAAGTTTTGAATTTTATTGTTGCGTTGCGTTCTTTGGTTTAATTCTAACTTTGGGGGTAACTGTATAATGCCTAATAAACATTTTTGCCAAGGGCCAACATGTCATGAAACAATTACACAAGATAGATTTCTAAAATCTCGTGGAGTAATTCGTGGACGATATGCATATGCCGATTTAGGTAGTACGTGGTATTATGGTAGTGGCGATAAATTCTTTTGCTCTCAACGATGTAAGTTTGATTGGCTAGAATTAAATATGCCTCACATTGAACAAGGTAGACCGATTGAGTTTATCAGACACAGACGAGAGAGCCAAGGTTATGAGAAAGTACCAAATGATAATAGTTATTATGGCCCAAGTCATAGAATTGAAAAGATTGGGGGTGCGACAGAATAGTACAAAATAACATTTGACAAAAGTAGGAAAATAATATATAATCCTACACATAACAGAAAGGTAGAAATGCAAATACAATACAAAGACAAAACATACGACATACCAAAACCATTTGACCAATGTTATTTTGGTGCAGATCCAACAAAAGAGATGACAATCTTTAATCGATTCAGCGATGAGTCTTTTAGTCAATCAGCTAAATTACCAGCTTTTGCAGTGGCAATCTATGACACAATAATAGGTGCAGAACAGACGGAAGATTATAAGTTAATGCAAAAAGGTTTGACGTGGTTCCAAAAGAACTTCGTTGATGAATACTACGTTCTGTTAGACTAGTAGCCCAGGTGCAGTTTGGAATCATTCCAAACTGCGTCGCACATCCTATGCTATCCTTGCATACAAGCATAGGTTGTGCGCCGGGCATCAAGAGAATTGAACTGAAAGCTCAAGGGCGTCCATATCTAGCCACTGGCATTTCCCTGTACGTTACCGATGACCTGCAAGGGTAGGGACCTGGAGTTTGCTCGGCTGTGAGTACGTGCACGGAAAGCAGCTGGGTTGATATGATAGAGGTACCAGACCGGATCCGGTTTTTAAAAATTTCTTTAAAACATTTTTTTTATATACAGAAAAGGGGTCCCAAAGTTTTGTATTTATGCCAGCTTTCATACATTTAAAGTCCTAGAATACTTTTTTACTTTTTGAAAAAATAGTGTAAAAATTTTTTAGAAAATTTTTTTCAAATGATAGATAAAGATAAACTAAAGAATTTTAATAAGTTACCTGCTGATGTAAGAAGACAATTTTCATTATTGGCTAATCAGTATAGCGAAAAGAAAAAGACTGCTGCTATACAAAATAATTTTATGGATTTTGTAAAGCATGTTTGGCCGGACTTTATAGAAGGATCACATCATAAAAGAATTGCAGATAAGTTTAATAAACTTGCATCTGGAGAAATAAAAAGATTAATTATTAATATGCCACCAAGGCATACTAAATCAGAATTTGGATCTTATCTTTTGCCTGCATGGATGGTAGGTAGAAATCCTAAATTAAAAATTATTCAATCAACTAACACAACTGAATTATCTGTAAGGTTTGGTCGTAAGGCTAAATCTTT